ACTCGCCGAACTTATTAATGATGGATGTTAGGTTACCTATAACGTTGACGCCAAAGATACCAGACCCAAAGATAACTTCAGATAAAGCACCTATAGCTACAAAGGACATTAATAGATGACCTAAATCATCGATATATCCTTTGACCATTGTTACGACTTCCTTCATTTGGTTTTCTCCCGTTAGTTAAGAAAAAAGGGTTATCGATTGTTTTATGAACCGAGTAACCCTCAATAATAACTATATTGTTAAGAAATAATAAACTTCAATATATATTTATATATGAAAGTTTTTCGGTTATGGTATATTTATTATTACATAAAAACATTTAGGTGAAATATGGCTATTGATTATGAAATTTTTGAGGGTAAATCACTTTCATCACTTTTCAAAGACATTTATGATAACACAGAATACAATAAAAAACAACTTGACATATTAACAAAAGAATTAGTCGGATTTATAAAAGATGGTGATACTGCAGTTCAATTAGTTCCCATGATAAAAGAGTATCTTGAGATAAACGTTAAAAACGATGACCAACTTGTTAAGATGGCTGGAATTGTTCAACGCTTAATATCCGTGGAAAACAGAGCAGGTTCTGAGGATGAGTTTGGTTTAACAGAAGCAGAAAAAGAACAATTGATAGCAGGAATGGAAGACACCATAAAAGACATACAATTAGAATCAGATAAAATACACGATAAAATAGAATCAGCAACTAAGGAGGCTTGAATGCCATATAGGGTAATTTAAATGGCTTGGAGAAAACAAAGAAATGTAGATACCTCTATAGAAACACCCACTGGTTTTCCGACTATGAGATTTGTGATTGCAACGATAAAAAAACTTATTACCGCATCACAATATGATTTTTACGAGACAGAAGCGTTTGATGTTGAAGAAGTAATACTTAACGACCAAGCTAATCCTGGTGGTATAAGAGGTACATTTGCAAACGATAAAAAACAAAAAGTAAAAGGTGGTATTGTATTACCACTTAAACCAAATATTACTCAAGTGCCTTTAGTGGGTGAACAAGTAGTTGTTATGGAATATAATGGACAACATTATTATACTGATATTATAAATAAGAGAAGATCGGTAGTACACAATGCTATAGGTAAAGATGGGAAAAAAATAGGTGATACTTTTCAAATAGATAATAGTGTTAAGAAAATAAAACTTCGTGAGGGTGATTTACTTTTTGAGGGTAGATTTGGTAACTCAATAAATCTTACTTCTGATAATAATAATAATCCGTTAATCAAAATAAGAGCAGGACAGAGAACTGATTATAATCAAGTCAACTCGGTTATCGAGGAAGAAATTAACAAAGATAAAAGTTCTATATATTTATCTACAGGAGAAAACATACGAGTAAAGGGTGTCGGTAAACTTGGTGACGAAAACGTAAGTGGTAATAGTATAGTAATAAACTCTGATAAACTTTTATTTAATAGTAGAGATGGAGACGTTAAAGTTAGGGCTTCTAAGGATGTAGTCATAGAGGGAGAAGAAGTTTTCATAAATGCAAAAAAGGCGGGTACAATAAAAATGGGTGACCCCAAAGGAGTGTTTATACCAACTGTTAATGGAGAAAAATTATTTGAACTTTTTATCTCATTAACAAAAATACTCACAGCTTTACCATCACTACCAACTGCTAATCCACAGGCGATTAAGAATTTAACATTTGAAACAAAGAATGTAGTAGGTTCAATTCAAAGTAGAGACTTTTTGAATACATCGGTAATGGTATCCGACCCTAATTTTAAAGTACCTGATGTACCAAAGTTTCCAGATTTACCTGATTTAGAACTTGAAAAATTAAAAGCACAACAAGGTATCAAACCGCCAAAAGTACCAAAGGCTGTTGATATCAAAGATAAATTAAATAACGTATAGGAGTTATCATGACTAAAAAAGACCTTGTAAAAATAATACGAGAAGTGGTCAAACGAGAGGTTCAAAAAGAAGTACAGAAGATATTTATAAAAGAAGAATCTTCAAAAAAATTATCTGATATGGTTGATATGGTATCAGAGGTTACTACAGAAGTTTCTGAGCCTATTGAAGAAAAACATTACACAAAAAACCAAGCATTAAATAAAGTTCTGAACGAAACTGTTGCTTTGTCAAAATCACAAAAAGAAGAATATCCAAGTGTTGGTGGCGGTGTGTTTGATACAAATCGTATGTCTGAGTTAATGGGATATGGTAAAACTGATGATGTAAAACGTGATATGGTAGCTGCAGATACTTTGAAAAAAGCAGGTAAATCAGTTAATGATGTACCTGAGGCAGTGACAAATGCTTTAACACGTGACTATAGTGACCTAATGAAAGCTTTAGATAAGAAAGGTAAATAATGGCTAGTTCTTTAGAAAATGATTTGAATCCAAATACCTTTATAGGTTTATCTTTTCCTTTACGTAGAGATAGTAAAAATGATTTTGCGATGACAAAAAATTCTATACAACAAGCAGTACACAACCTTAGAAATTTATTATTAACTCACGTTGGTGAAAGGGTAGGACAACCAGAGTTTGGAAGTAGACTTAGAGAGATATGTTTTGAGCCAGAAGATAAAGACTTACCAGAAAAAATAGAAACAGAGGTAAGACGTTCTGTAGAATTTTGGTTACCTTACATTAATATACAAGAGGTTAGAACACTTACTGATTCTGCTGATGAAAGTAAAATTTTTGTCGAATTAACATTCTCGACATCAACCGATCCAGAAAGTCAATCACAAATAATTATTGATGCGAGTTACTCAGCGGATACTAATTATTAATTGGAGCTATTAAATGCCACGTACAAGTACTAAAAAGAATGTAGTAAAACAAGTAAATTATCTTAACAAAGATTTTTCGGATTTTAGAACTAATCTGATAGAATTTGCTAAAGTTTATTTTCCTAACACGTATAATGATTTTAACGAATCATCACCAGGTATGATGTTTATTGAGATGGCAGCGTATGTTGGTGATGTTTTATCATATTACATAGATAGTCAATTTAGAGAATCTCTTTTAGCATACGCAGAAGAAAAAAGAAACATATATACTATTGCTCAATCATTTGGTTACAAACCAAGAGTTACATCTCCAGCAAGTGTTGTATTAGATGTATTCCAAACTGTACCTGCATTAAATGAAGAACCAGATTATCGATATGCCTTAAATGTTAAAGCAGGTGCTACAGTAAACGCACCAACAACTGGTACTACATTTAGAACTTTAGAGGATTGTAATTTTAAATTTTCAAGTTCATACGAACCAAGAGATGTGTCAGTTTTTGAAACTAATGGTGGTGCACCAACAAAATTTTTACTAAAGAAAAAAGTAAAAGCCGAGAGTGGAGATATCGTTACAGAAACATTTACATTTGGTGAAGCAGAAAAATATGCAGAAATAAAACTATCTAATGATGACGTTATTGAAATCATATCATGTATTGATAGTGACGGTAATGAGTGGTACGAAGTTGATTCTTTAGCTAGAGACACGGTATTTGAGGATATGGAAAATAATTCTACTAATGACCCCACTTCCGTAATCAATAGAGATACATCTCCTTATATACTAAAACTTAAAAAGACTTCAAGAAGATTCACAACGTTTATTGACGAGGATGATAGAACCACAATTAGATTCGGTGCTGGAATATCAAATAATCCTGATGAGGAAATAATACCAAATCCAGATATGGTTGGTTCGAGTTTACCTGGTAGTCCAACTTACTTAACCACCGCGTTTGACCCAAGTAATTTTTTAAAGACTAAGGCATTTGGTTTAGCACCATCTAATACTACCTTAAGTATTAAATACGCATTTGGTGGTGGTATTGATGATAACGTTAACACAAATGAAGCGTCAGAATTATCGTCTGCTGAATATGAAATACAAGATGATTTATTACAAACAAGTCTTGTAGATGAAGCGAAAAATTCTGTTTCAATGGTTAATCCAAAACCAGCGACTGGTGGTTCTGCTGGTGAATCTATTAGAGAAGTTCGTGAGAATGCGTTGGCATATTTTCAGTCACAACAAAGAGCGGTTACTAAAGAAGATTATATTGTTAGGGCATATTCTTTACCACCAAAATTTGGTAACATTGCAAAAGTACACTTAGTACAAGATGACCAGTTAAATAAAACCACAGGCATTGATAATTTAGATAGACAGATTACAAGTACCGATGTCGGAAAAACAATAAAACAATTACAAGTTAGAACACCGAATCCATTAGCAATGGATATGTACACTCTTGGATTTAATTCACAAAAACAATTATCACCTTTAAATCAAACAGTTAAAGAAAATCTTAAAACATACCTATCTCAATATAGATTAGTTACTGACGCAATTAATATCAAAGATGCATATGTAATTAACATTGCAGTGAACTTTGCAATATTAACTAAAGTTGGATTTAATAAAAATGAGGTTTTGTTAAATTGTATATCAAGGGTTCAAGATTTCTTTGACATAGACAGATGGCAGATAGGACAACCAATAATCTTATCTGATATCTCTTATGAGCTTTCTTTGGTTGATGGTGTATCTTCAGTTGTTGCACCAAAAGGACAACCAATTGGAGAGGAAACAACGATTGTGATAGAAAACAAACATAAGATATCTGATGGTTACTCGGGTAATTTTTATGATATTAAAAGTGGTTTAATAGATGGTGTTCTTTACCCTGCACTAGACCCAAGTATATTTGAGATAAAGTTTCCAGATGCCGACATCAAGGGTAAAGTTGTTGGTGATAATTTAGGTATAGTGGAGTAAAAGAATGCATTATTTTACATTTGCAGATAAAGACACAACAGTTTATGAACATAGTAGTAGTTTGAATGCAGGACGTGATGAAATTTTAGAGATAAGAAAAGATGTCAGTCAGACAGGTACGAGTGTAAATGTATCTCGTATTTTGATTCATTTCCCCTTACAATATATTTCCTCATCGATTGTAAATGGTACGATACCAAAACCATCAAACGGACATCCCGCGTCAAGTTCATTTTATTTAAATTTATTCGATGCAAAACCAAGTGAGTTAGCGACATCACAAAGTATTTATGCATATCCAGTTAGTCAGAGTTGGGTATTGGGTGATGGTCGTTCTTACGATAATCCAGTAACAACTGAGGGATGTAGTTGGACATTTAGAGATGGATTGATAGGTGGTTTACTTTGGGAAGGACAGGTTAGTAAGTCTGGTGCGACTTGGTATAGTGGTAGCTCATTAGCATCAGGTGCATTTGAAGCATCTTACTCATTCGACTCAGCAAATAGTGAAGATGTTAGAATGAATGTAACTGATATCGTAACCTACTGGTTAGAAGGCACTGGTTCAAATGAGGGTTTTCTTGTAAAGAGAAGTGGTAGTGTTGGTAATGTTGATTCTAACGCGGATGAGGGTAGCACAAAAAGATTAGGTAACTTTTCCTTTTTCTCATCCAACAGTCACACAAAATATCCACCCACTTTAGAAACTGTTTGGGATGATTCTATTGGTAAATTTAATACTGGTTCTCTACAGCCAATCACAGGCTCTGATTTCGAAGATATGGTTTTTTATATGAAAGGTTTGAGACCAGAGTATAATGAAAAATCAAAAGCATTATTTAGAGTCGTTGGTAGAGAGAGATATCCCACAAAAACATACTCAACAACACCATCAAATTTAGTTGTAAAGTACCTACCAAGTGGTTCTTCCTACTATTCCATATGTGACGCGGAAACCGAAGAGGTAATAGTTCCTTTTGGTAGTGGTTCAAAATTAAGTTGTGATTCGTCAGGAAACTTTTTTAGATTATGGTTTGATGGTTATCAACCAGAAAGATATTATAAGTTAAAATTTAAAACAATAAGTGGTAGCGGTACTGTAGATGAACATTCTCAGTACTTCGATGAAGGATTTACATTCAAAGTTACTAAAGCAGATTACTAGGTAAAAATATGCCATATACACAAGAAGAACTAGATAGTGGTAATGTAGAATTTTATACCAACTTCAGAGGTAAACTTAGGGGTGAGTATTTAGAGAGGGTACAACGTTCTGCAGAACAAAATTTTAGAGATGAGAATAATACCTTATACTCATTTGAAGATATCCTTACAGGTGATGGTGTTGAAAGTGTAAATATAGATGAACCATCATCCATATACAAAGGTGTGCTCACAGAACAACAAAGAACACAACAATCATCAAAATCAAAAAAAGAAGTCGATTTATATACCCAAGATGTTTTATTAGATAGGGTTGTGGATAGAGGATTCACAGAGTTAAAGGAAATATTATTTGCTGAGGAATTACCAGCGGGTATTGAAAATGGTGACTTACTATCATCAAACAATCCTGACGACCCACAAAAGTATTTAGTGGATAATAATCAACGTAGGTTATTTCCTGACCTAAGCACTATTTTTGCTTCAGGTTTTGATTTTAGTAGATTTAAAACAGTTGACATATCAATAATAAAACAAATACCTGAAGGTGAGATGGTAGACTAAATATGAAAAGTAAATTATCAGAAAAAGACTTAGAACTTTTAAGAAAAAATGTTGGTGAGATTGCACCTGAATCAACCGAGTTCGCATATCTATTTCCAAGATTTGATGCGAGAGAAGATGGTAATGAAAATGATTATGTAGAAGCACATATACACGACCAGAATGAAAATTTTATAGAGAGTGTGGTTGTTGATAAGTCTTTAATAAATAAAGAATCTGATAATAGTATAAGTATAAAAACAGGAACATTTCTTAGAAGGGCTGGATATGATAGGGGTAGGTATGTTGTTAAGTATAACTTTCTTAGAAAGATGGCGGGTGATTTTAAACCTATACTAATCGATGGTAATGGTTTACTATTTGATGAACCTATTGATACAAGCTCAGGTGGTAATATCACAATTGAATCTGATGGTAGAATTTTTACAAGAGGTGATGCACGTAAAGAATTATTTTTAAAAGATAATAAATATTTTATTCATGAGATATCACCCTCAAGAAAAGAGATTAGACTCGTAACACAAAAGATAAATAACGATAAATACCTCAGAGACTTTTTTAATTTACAAAAAGAAACAAAGAGGATAGGTACTACAGGTACAGAAAATGGGTATCTAAAATTCTTTGACCCAACTAATGCCGCTGACTCAGGTGATGAGAGCAGTAGGAATATAAAGTTTATTAACCCAAATGCAGAACCATTTTCTAATCAGTTAAAGGGTGGTGTTTTAGAGATACCTAATGCATTTATTCAGTACTTTGAAAAACGAAGTCAATTAGATGGTGGGAATTTAGGTGGAGGACCAGACTCAGAAATATATGATGAACCAGAGGATGTATTTGTTCCAAGTTTTTTCTTAAATTTAGATACCGAAAAAACGGAGACGGGCACTGTTATTACAAATAGAGAAAACAACAAATTTCAAAAACACAAAAAGAGAATTGAATCAGATGAAGTTATTGTTTCTGCTTCTGGGAGGGAAGTGAGTATGGGCGGGATTGAATTGTTCTCATCCTTGCTGACAAATAATCCAAATTTTAGAGGACTTGTGGGTAATAGACTACCAATGCCTTCACAAGAAACACTAATAGGACTCGCGAAAAATCCTGGTGTTGCTGACGATAGGGAAGCTCTCGATTTTCTTTTTAATCGTTATACAATCAAGACAAATAAAAATAAACGTATAACTTTAACAAGTAACTCAATTTTGAGGAATGTTGGTAGGACATATAGGTGGACTCTTGAAGGGTATAGAAGAGAGAGGATACACGATACTACTTTGGGGGTAAAACATAATTACAGATGGAAGTATCATAATCTTGTAAAAGATAATGTAATTATAGAAACACCCAATGGTGGTGAGGTGAATGGTTTATCATTCACAGGTAAAGCAGATGAAGCACAAGAGCTGATTTTTCAAGTGGTTGACGATAGGTGTTTTATAGATATTCAGTTAGAGATAGAACTTGAGGGTGGAAGGAGATTTACAGAAAAAGTATTTTTTCCAAGAGCTATATCAACTCAAAATACTGGACTAGATACGATAGGAGGTTTTGAGTAATATGGATAAATCCTATATAGAATTACCAAAGTTTTTTAGTGACGGAGTTAATCAAGAGACAGACTTAAATACTATTGTTATTGAGCAAGGTTTAGATGAGGTAGGTAATGGAAAGCAGATAGGATTTACATCCGTTCCAATAACCTTTAATATAAATGATGCATTTATAGCAGGTAAAAATTTAGGTATTAATGCATTAAATGCACGTGGTAAATGGGAATTATACAAATCAGATAATCCAGAACCAGTATTGACACATACAGTTTCTTTTTATGGTCTTGGAGGTGATATACCTGCTAGTACGGCATTTCGTATTAATACCGATTCAGCGTCACAAGATGATGCAGTAAAAGAACCAGGACTTTATTTTGTTAACTTTACATTTACGATACCACCATCTCAAATGTTTTCTTTTTTACCACCAGATCCTGGTGTTGAAGAGATATATACATTTGAATTTCAAATGGAACCTGACTTTGATGATATAGATGAGTTAAATGAAAAACCAGTATTTGGTTCTTTCATCGCATCGATTGTGGATGTTGAGGGTACACAATTAACATTGAATAATTCAATCAATGAGTTTAAAGAAAAGACACGACAAAAAGAAAGCTTGTTGTTTCCAGACGTAATAAAAAATTGGAGTATCAGATATAAAAATCAAGATAGAAGAGATTTAAACACATACTTACATTTAGGTGATAATAATCTTAAATTGATTACAAACTTTACATCAGATTTAACAACTATTCCTAATTCACCATATTCCATTATTTATAAATTATACGAACCTCTACCAGATGATGTAGAAGAAAAAGATTTAGCCTATGTAGTCCGTGAGATGCTACCTGAGTTAACTGAGGTTGTAGAGTTAGTACCATACGAACAAGAGGATGAAGGCACCACAGTATTAAGAATACCAGATTCATCCGCGGTAGATTCTCCCGTAACTCAGAGACAAACAGAATATAAAAACTATAGTGATTTAGTAACATCCGATGCACGTCTCAAAAAAGAAATAGAGGATAAATTTTTAAGTGGTAGTGAAAAGCCAGTAGAATTAGAAATAGATTATTCAAACTATGATAACTTTGTAAACTTCTCATCAGCTAAGAAAAGACTTGAAAACTTTGAATATAAAATGAATTTATTACAAAGTTATACGGCACAGAGTTCATCTCTTGTTGGTGTTCCTTATGCAACAAACGATGTAAAAGAATTTGATAAATTAATCAGAAATATAAAATCAAACTTGGATGGGTATGAGACTTATTTATATAGTGTGAGTTCATCCTATGTATCTAGCTCTATGGGTGAGTTCCCTAATGCATCTTGGCCAAAGACTGGTAGTGGTAGTTATGCTCATCCTTATGAACCGTTAAGTTCATCTAATGCACAATTCATTGATTGGTATGGTGCGGTGAATACACAAAAAGGACAGATATATTCAGCATCCCTTTATGATGACAATAATCCAAATCGATTAATAAATTTATTACCCGAACATATAAGGTCTGATTTAGGAAACAAACAGTTCTTAGATTTTATGGATATGGTTGGACAACACTTTGATGAGCTGTGGGCTTACACATCAGAACTATCAAAAGTAACAGATAGACAAAGTGATTTGAGTAAAGGTTTTTCTAAAGACTTAACTTTTAACTTAGCGAAGTCTTTAGGGTGGAGTACAAATGATGGAAAAGATTTATTAGATTTAAGTAGAGTTGGTTTTGGACAAAAAGTAAGTGGTAGTGGTGAGTATGAATTGTATACATCTGGTTCAAGTGACTCTCCGCCTGAGGGTGATATTTCAAAGGAGATAACAAAAAGACTTATTGCAAGTATGCCTTATCTCTTAAAAACAAAAGGTACAGTAGGTTCCTTAAAAGGTATCTTGAATTGTTATGGTATACCAAGTTCAATTCTAAGAGTTAGAGAATATGGTGGTTTACAAAAACAAAATCAAAAAGACCAATTCGAGATAGCTAGAAAGTTTACAAGAGCATTGGGTTTTAGAGGTGGACAATTTGTTTCAAGTAGTTGGCAGGATGAGAGTCAAACAAATAGAAAGCCAGACACGGTAGAATTAAGATTCCGTTCAGTATCAGGTTCAGACCAAGTGTTGGTACAGAAAAGTGGTAGTTATCCTGGCTCACAAGATTGGGCAATAAAATTAAAAGATAATGGTTCTTCAGACAATCAAGGTACGGTATCATTTATGTTATCTGGTTCCGATGGTTATAAAGAAGTTAGTTCATCATTATTACCAATCTATGATGGTGATTACTATTCCGTGATGGTAAGAAAATCAAAAATAAATAATGAACTTTGGCCTGTTGGTTCTTCATCATTTGAAACCCCAACAAATGCAGGATTATTTAATCCACCTTTTGTTACTGGTAGTAATAATGCATCATTTGGTACACTTAAAATTGTCAGTAGTTCGAATGTTGCAAGAACGGGTGGTAAAAGTTTAGAACACAAGAATACAAGGACAGCTGACGATCGTGGTATTTCTTTTTCACGTTTATTCCAAAATGATTCAGAACTTTATCCTGGCATGACTGCTTCATTAGCTAGTGTGAGTGAGGGTGAGACATACGTATTCTCAGCATTCGCAAAAGTATCCGCTAGTGTTGTTGATTCGGTTGGTTCAGTCGCTGTGTTTGAGGTTGATAGTGAGGGTAAAGTTATAAATTGGAATGATGAGAGTGTTTACCCTCTACAAGATGGTGGTATAAAAACATCTCAACAAGTAGGATTGAATGAAACAGAGTGGAAACAGATACAGGTAGAAAAGAAAATAAAATTTTCAAACACTGCGGGTCTTAGTGTTAGATTAGAAAATAGAAAACCAAATTCTACAATTTATTGGGATGATGTCTCGTTACGAAAAAAACGTAGTAACACCGATACCATCGGTGATGCATTTAGTTATGATTTATTTGTAAAAAAATACGATGCAGGTTTAGATAGAATAACACTTTCATCTAAAACCTCATTATCAATTACCGGCTCTCACGCTGCGACTCAATCATATAATGCCGCATGGACTGGTAGTGGTGATATATTTATTGGTGGTAATATAACCACACCATTTAGTGCAAGTAAATTTACTGGCTCAATTATGGAGTTCAGATTATGGACAGAACCTTTGGAAGAAAGACCTTTTGATACTCACGTTGAAAATCCAAAATCATATATTGGTAATACTCCATCATCCTCATACTATAATTTAGCTAGAAGATTTTCTTTTGATGATAACATCGCGTTAAATAATCTCAGCGAGATATTAGATACAAGTTCAAATCAGACTACAACTGTGGTTGGTAATCCAAATGGATTTAGTGAAACTAACACATTTGAAACCGTAATTGATAAAACAAAAACCATTGTTCCAAATAACGGGCCTAATCGTAGGATGGCGACAAAGATTAGAATTGAGGATAATATTCTTAGTGGTAGTGAAGCTAATCTGAATCGTATGAAAAGAGTAGACGTAAGTTCAAACGATTTCTCACCTATTGATTCACCAAAACTTGGTGTATATTTCTCACCTGTAGATGTTGTAAATGAAGATATAATTTCATCTTTTGCAAACTTAGATTTCAATCAATATATAGGTGACCCAAGAGATAACTTTGAGCAAAGTTATAGTACACTCAGAGATATATCAAATCAATATTTCCAAAAGTATACTGATAATAATGATTTTTGGGATTTTATGCAGTTAATAAAATATTATGACCAATCTGTTTTTAGACAACTAAAAAAATTAGTACCTGCTCGTGCAAAAACACATATGGGAACATTGATTGAGGGTAATATATTTGAAAGGCCAAAATCACCTGTACAACAAAGTAACCCATCAATTACAAAACCAAATTATGAAGACAATATAAATATCTCGAATGTAAGTGTAGATGAGACTGAAGCTAGTCAATCGGTGATAAGTATAACAAGTGAGTACCCAAATTATTCTGGTAGTATATCTGATGATTTATTTAGACTACCATCATTATATCAATTCTCAGCTAGTGATAATTATTCTGATAGAAATTTATATGTCAATGCAGATGTGAAGTTTGGTAACGTTGCAAAAATATTTACAGAACCAACTGGTGCTATGGTACAAGATAGTAGATTATCAGATACTAATAAGGAATATGAATTCTTCTATACAAGTGCAGAAAATTATGATAAGAGTGTTAAGAACAGCACATTAACAGGTAGTTTAGCTACTGGTATTGATTATATTGATGCTGAATACAAACTTAATTATTATTCATCTAAATCATTAAAGGTTTCTGATAGAGACCCACAATATCATTTATACCTACCATTTAATCGTTCATTTTATGAGGGTGTAAAGAATACAAAAAATACAACAACCGATGGTGATTTACCTGTCATAATCAGAATAAGTGCACCGACTGTTGCGGTACCAGTAGATTCGACTACTAAAAACTTAGATGTAATTGATACGTAAACAAAAAAATATTAAAAACTTATGTTATAGATATTTATATTTATATAAGTTATAACATAATCAAATCTTTGGAGATAAAATATGGGATTTTTAGATAACTCAACAATTACTGTTGATGCAATTTTAACAAAAAGAGGCAGAGAAATATTATCTGCTGGTGGTAATTTTAGAATCACTAAATTCGCACTTAGTGACGAAGAGATAGACTATACTCTTTATGATACGACACACCCTAACGGAACTAATTCCTATGGTGCAGTTATTGAAAATATGTCTTTACTTGAAGCATCACCTAATAAAACTGATTTTAAAAGTTTCTTAGTCAATAGTACTTTAGCAGGTGCTAAGTTGACAATTGGAACTACATCTTATTCTGGCCTTGATAAGGATGATCCTGTCACATTAGAACCAAAGACAACTGGTCAATTTAAAGGAGAGAATTACAAATTTACTATTGACAACACTAACATACTTGGAGTTAATGCGGAATCAATTCAATCAGTCTTCACTGGTAAAACTTTATCTCTGGTTGCTAAATCATTTAGAACACCAAGTACGGGTGGTACCGCAACAGTAACTATAACTGGTTTGGATTCATCATTGACTACCACCGTAACAGTCAATGTTAACGCGGATACTGAAGGATCTGGTGATGCATATGAAGCAACACAGATTCAGAATTTCATCGATGACTTGAAAACAGGAGAAGGAGAGGGTTAATGGCATTCTATAAAGACTTTGAGGATGGTGATGTTGTTTTTGATAATGCAACAATCACATCTGGAATATTTCAAGATGGTGCATCATCTATAGAGGGATTTCACTCATCATCAACACAATACACAAATACTGGTGATTATAACGTTGATGTTTTTAGATACGACCCAACAAACAATGCTTCTGCATCTGTTCAATTCGGTGTTGCATATGGGCATAAAGATGGTAGTGGTTCTTTAGGTACTAAAGGTGCGACTGGTGATAGAACCACAGCCGCAATTTTTGGACAATTTAATAATATTATTAATCCTGCTGAAACAACGAGTTTTACATTTGGTTCTGTAAGTTCTGAACATTTTTACGCAATTGTTTTTAACAGAGCTAGAACAAGAGAAAGAATGGAAGCAGGAGGATGGGAACTACACTTAGGTTCTGGTTCTTTTGGTAATGGTTCAAGTGCAGGTCATATTATTAAACTTATAGATGATTCAAGTACAAGTAAGGGAACTGGTAACACAAGGTCTGCATTAGGTACACCTGAGTATAACGTTGTTAGTGGAAGTGTTGCAGATGGTGTACATACAGCAGCTGCTGATATGACTTCAGGTACAGGTTCATATGGAGCATTCTATCCTAAACTTGGAGTTATCTTATTGAATCCAATCGCATTGGGTGGTGGTGTCGCGTCACCTGTAGGAAGTGTGGGTTCAGAATTATTAGGGATACCAACTGTAACAGGTTCAAATACTGATAACAGAAATGCATTGACAATGTTTAAGGCCATAAAGAGTGGTTCTTATTTTCAGGCGAAGAGAGAAGAAGATATCACATCAAGACATTACTTTGTCAGAGCAAAAGCTGGTGAGTTCAATTCAACTTCTAATGATACCTATTATGAAACAACCTCGGCTGGAACAAAGAGAATTATACCTGGCTTAGCAAGTGACGAAAAAACTTTTATCACCTCAGTAGGTTTGTATAATGATGATAGTGAACTGTTAGCGGTCGCAAAACTTAGTCAACCAATCTTAAAATCAAAATCGAGAGAAGCTCTTATCAAAGTCAAACTTGATTTCTAAGGGGGTTCATAAATGTCATTCAAGAAAAACCTTGAACCCGAAGATGTATCAATTTCGTCATTCCAAGTACACAAAACGTTTACTTTCACGGAAGCAGATAGTGGGAGTGGTGTGTATGGATTCTCAATAGCAAAAGGTACAGATACAACATTACATAACTTTGATGCGGAAACAGCGGTATCTAAAAGCTTTGGTACAGGTAGTGCTGACACACCAAAGACAAGAACATTTTTTAGTACACCAACATACGAAGTTATAAATAAATTATACTATCGCGATATCAATCAGATGCAGGGTGGTATAGATTTTGTACGTGGTGTACCAACTGGTTCAAGTGCTATAATTACCTATTCACATACAAATAAAAGAGCATTTTCTCACCCAACATTTTCCATTGATTTAAGAAGACCACATACAAGACAATTAAAAAATACTGCGACAGTAATATCAATCCCACAAAAATTCTATGGAGAATATATTAATCCATTCTCTGTTACCCTAACTGATAATAGCACAGACAATACTTATGTCTTAAAAGACGATGGTCGTGGTAACTTATATGATGTAACCTATAGTTCAAGTTACGCGAGTAGAACACCTGACTCCAAAAATAGTGGTAGTCTTGTTGGTAATGTTTTTTATAGAGATGGTGTTGTTGTCATTACTGACACAGGTTCTTATTCCACAGTAGGAACTGGTGAGGGTGGTGATGGATTTACAATTAAATTTGATGCTGCACAAACGATATACGAAAGAGAATACGTTTGTATTGCAGGAGAGAATGAATACCAACATACTTCTAATAGAAGTTTAAAAGTTGGTTTTAGTGGTAGTGCTACAATCGGTTCTGGTTCATATCAAAAATATGCAGCTGATGGTAGAGCAGTAGGAATTGTCGGCTCTAAGTATGATACATTTCCTTATGATATTTATGGACACTCAACAAGTTCATATAAAACTGACGGATACAAAATGGGAACAGAGTTGATTGGAGTCGCTACACATTCTGAATTTGCAACCTATGTGACAAGTATAGGTTTGTATAACGACCAAAATGAATTACTAGCAATCGGTAAAACAGCGAAACCAATCA